CGAGCTGTCCCTTTTAGGCCTGCTGGCGGGCTAACCCATAGAAGTTCTGAGCCGTTGAAGTTCCATGATGCACCGGATTCATCCGCTTGAATCTGAACAACGGTGGGTTGATTTGCAAGCATAACAACGGCTGTGCTGACGCTGTAAAAGTGACCTTTACCATCGGTAATTTTTTGCCCCACTTCAAGGGTCATTTCAACGTTAGAAATAGCTTCTACACTACCCACTGCACGACCACTCGCAGCACGTGGTACGCCAATTTCTTCGGCATGAATATACAAATACGGTTCATCCGCAGTTTGCACAAACAGTTGACGCTGAATGTAGTTTTGATGCTGATATAGACCCTCAACTACAGAAGCAGTACCATCGGCACGGATGGATGCATCGGAGTCGTTAGGAATGTTCAATCCTGTTTGATTACGAATTTCCTGAACAATAATGTGATGTAACTGATGAAAGTTAGGAATCTGGAACATTTATCCACCTATTTTGACAAAATAATGAATGATTTGAGACTGACCCCCAAGCTTCGTCAGCTTGATTGTTAAATCAATCCGACCTGCTGCTGTACGTGATGCAGATACATCAATCTGCTTAAAACGATTCGGCATCATATGTTCTAACGCTTGTTCAGCGTATTGACGTGCTAACACTTTATTGCGTTCAACATCTTTTGCTCGACGTAGTTTGTACAGATAGCTGCCTTGATTTGGCTTGGCAAAGTGCTTGCCACGATGCTGATGCAAGCAAATCAATACGCTTTGTATATCATCTTGTGTAAATGCATTATTTAGACTATGAATGACATAATCTTTGCCACCTAAGTTGTGACCGTTAAAGTTAATTTCTGCCATTACATCACCGCCGATGGAGTAGAAGTGTCGGGACCATTGTTATGTCTGTTATAAATGTCACGCATCTCTTGCATGGTGCTCTTCTTGTCTCTGATGTCTTGAGCCGCTTCAATCTTGCCATTCACAAACAGATCACCTTCGACATGCGTACCATCTTCTTTAAGCCAAACGCTATGACCATGTTGGTCATAAATGCAGGTTTCACCCTCAGCAACATTGATGACAACTTTTCCACCTTTGGTGGCAACAACGATTGATTTTGCGGTTTTGCCTTGTTGGGGGATCAGCACCACTTTGACATCTTCAGGCAGCCAACTTGAAAAGCCGACTTGTTGCATCACTTCGACCTCATCGAGTACTTCATCTTCAAAGCCTTTGATCTGCACATTGTCTGCACCACCACGTGCCACTAAGCCAAGGAACATTTGCCGAATTTGTCCAAGCCCTTTGCTGACTTGATTCTGTATTGCACCTATCATTTTTTCTTATCCTTCTGTACAAGCGGCTGTGCCCAATCGCTTTGACGGTTAAGCTTAAGTTGAGTCAATTTGCCTTCATTACGACTCAAAGTTAGTGTCCGACCCATGACTGCCCATTTCGCTGTGGCACGATTTAAACGGTTGGTTTCAAAGTTCAAATGAAAGCCGGCTGCCCAAGTCACACCATCAATCGTCCACCCCGGAACCGATGCTTGCAGTGAATACGTTTGCAGATCGTTATCCTTTTTAATTTTTTTAATAGCAGTATCTGCTTCAGCTTTGTTTTCAACCTCAGCCATATTGATGATTTTGAGCCGACGATGACGCTCAGTGTCTGACTTTAGCGTGCTAGAAATATTCTTTGCTTTTGTGTCTTGTCCCAAAATTTTAAGATCTGAATATTCATTCGATCCATCTTCAGCATATTCAGCATCGAGTACATTGTTATCATCTGCATACTTAAATAACTGCAATGGAGTAGAGACTTCATAAGCATCTTTAAACGGATCTCCAATGCTTAAGCTGCCATCCGGCTCAAGCCATACATGTTGACCTGTGACTGCTGCTGCTTTAACAAGTGCATCCCAAATGCTTTCACCTGGTTCAACGCTGACTTTGTTTTTCAGCCATGAGTTGTCCTGAATATTGGTGCCTGTAAATAAACCTTTTAGATCACCACCCATGACGTATTTGTTCACAAGCTCATCAAGGGTCATTTGACGGCCATTGAAAATAGGTACTGAGCAATCAATCAATTGACCTGCCAAATCACGACCTGAAATACTGAAGGCATAGCCACTGCGGTCAACTTTTTCAGACACTTTGTCGACAACTGAAGTCAAAATCAGTTCATCACCATAGAAGAATTGCACCGGTGCATTTTTTTCAATGTCTAGCGGCAAAACTTGGTCTTGATCATCAAATAATGCAAAGCTCCATGTGTCGGCAGGGGTATCAATCGCACTATCAATACTCGCCATATCCCAAGCATTAATTTCATAGCCCGCCACAATCAAACGGACATCACGATCATCTTGCATAGACAGTGATCTCCATACCTTTGAGTAACAGAGCAGGGTTTTGAATATCTTGATTAAGTCGACGAATCTCAGCTGCACGATTCATGTCACCATATAAATAATGTGCCAACCAATGGAACGTACAAGGCACAGGGACGACCATGGTCATGATTGGTGGACGTACTTCAATCAGTTCTTGGATCTGCAAATGCACTACATCTGCGATATATTTATAGGTCTGAATCATTTCAACCGAGGTTGAATCTAAACTGCCGTATTGCCTTTCTGATTCAATTGCTTTTTGAATAACTTCACGTGTTTTAGCACGGACTTTTGCTAAATCTAACGGGGTCATGCTCACGCTAGCTTGTGCTGCATTTTGGGGTAGTCGTGTCGAGCCATCGCGAGCACGCTTCGCAGTTCTTGTCTCACTGACTGCTGAACTTGTTGTTTTAGTATGAGCAGATGGATGTGACTGTTGAGCAAGCATTTCAGCACGCACGGTCTTGATGATCTCTTGTGTCATACCCACTGCACTTGCGACTTGTAAAGCAGTCCAAAGTTGTTTTAATTCTTTTGGACTGTCATTGCTATCAAAGATATTTGCAAATCGTTCAACTCGCTTTGTGACATCGCGCCACTGTGACATTGCAGAAATAGAAAAGTCAAAATTAACTAATCCACTAATCTCATCAACAATATCGCCAATCCACGTTTCCGGACTAAGAATGTTTTCTGTTGCAGCTTTTGCTAAATTCAAGCCGGATCTAACGGTTTGTATGCCTTCCCGAATTGTTTTTAAAATAGGGAATAGCTGCTCAGGATTTAAATTTTTTAATTTATTTAATGCTTTTTTTAAGTTGAACGCCGGGGCTGCAAGTGTATCCATGGGTGATAGTTTTTTCGGCACTTGAACCGGAATAAACAGCTCACGTTTTTCTTCTTGTGCCAGGACAAACTCAATCGTGATGCTACAAAAGTCCGGTGTTTCCGCATCGTGTTGTACAGA